TTGTAGGCCAAACAATAGCATCAGTACGGACTACCTACGACCGTAACAATGTAAGCGTAGCGCACATAGCTAATGGGATTCCAAGCGCAAAAGCTTGGAGGCTCCTGAAGCCGTTCCTACGTGATCCAGGTGCATACATAATCAGTAGGGTCACATGACAAAAGAGGTCATTTAGATGCGTATTTCTAAGTACAATTTCCCCCGTTTTTTTGATGGTGTTGTTGAGCCTGTTGAACCCGTTGTGAAGCCTGTTGTCAAGCCTGTTGAGGAAGAGAACAACGAAGGCGACGGAGAAGGTTCTGGAGACACCAAGAACTTTTCTCAGGAAGACATCAACCGGTTTCTTGCGGAGGATCGCCGGAAACATCAAGAGCGATATCAGACTCTTGAGCAGTCTTACCAGAAAATTCTCAAGGAAGGAAACCTTCACAAAGAGCAACGCCAAAAGATGGTTGGCGAGCTTGAAGACCTTCAAAAAGCTTTTCGGACCAAGGAACAGCAAGCAGAGTACGAACGGAAGCAGCAAGCTGAGCGGTACAAGGGTGAATTGACCCAAGCATCGGAAGCTGCTGTTAAGTGGGAGTCTATGTATAAGAATTCCATTACCGAACGATCCATCCAAGACGCGGCTATTGCTGCGGACGCTTTTAACCCGAGTCAAATCATTTCGATGATTAAGCCCATGACCAAAATGGTTGAGGACACTGATGCTGAAGGACATCCGACTGGCACAATGTCGCCAAAGGTGGACTTCCCTGATATTGATGAAAAGACCGGGGAACGTATTACGACCCTTAGAACTCCTGAGGAAGCTGTCAAGCGGATGCGTGAGTTGTCTGATACATATGGCAACTTATTTCGCGCCAACATTGTCAGTGGAATTGGTACTGGTTCCGCTACCGGTGGTGTCACACCGGGTAAGAGTAACATTGATTTGTCGAAACTTACCCCCGAGCAGTATCGAAGACTTAGAGAAGACAATCCTCGTCTCCTCGGTCTCCGTGGCAAAAAATAGGAGAGAAAATGAATCTCAATCTGATCCGCTTTCACGCGAACGACAACGACGCTCTCATCCCGGAAATCTGGGCGCAAGAGGGCCTTATGCAGCTCGAAGAGAACATGGTTATGGCCCGCTTGGTCTACCGTGACTTCTCGATGGACGTTGCCAAGTACGGCGACGTTGTCAACACCCGACGACCTGGAAACTTCCAGTTCTACCGTAAGTCTCAATCTGACACGGTCACGGCGCAGGACGCCAGCCTGACGAACGTTGCTGTTCCCCTCGATCAGCACATGTACGTCAACTTCATCATCAAGGACGAGGAAGCCAGCAAGTCCTTCCAGGACCTTGTTGACATCCATGTCGCGCCTGCTGCTCGCGCCCTTGCGAAGGGTGTTGATCGCGTCCTTATCGGACAGGCCCCTCAGTTCCTCGCGTACGACGCTGGAAAGCTTGAGACGATGACCTCCACGCTTGCTAAGGGCTACATGCTCTCCGCGCGTGAGAAGCTGAACGAGAACAACGCTCCTCTTGAGGATCGTCATCTCGTCCTGTGCCCGAGTGCTGAGACGGACATGCTCAACACCGAGCTGTTCATCGCCGCTAACCAACGTGGTGACGGTGGTTCCGCTTTGGAAGACGCCCGCCTTGGCCGAGTTCTTGGATTCAACACGTACATGGATCAGAACTGTGGTGACCTCACCCTTGGTAGTTGCGACTACGTCGCCGGTACCGTTACTGGTGCTGTTGCTGCTGGTGGTTCTGGCAACACGGCCGTCACCATTACCGGCCATGAAGCCGTTGCTGGTGAGTACGTCTGGGTTGCTGGTGAAGGTCGTCCGATGACGATTACAGCCTCGACTGCCTCGACGGACACCACGTACGTCACGTTCCCCGCGTTCACCTACGGGTGTGCTGGAAGTGCCGTTCTCAACCTGTTCAAGTCCTGTGTGGTCCAAGGTGGCTACGCGGCTAATTATGAAAAGGCCATCATCGTTGATGGTTACACAGCAGCGAAACCCCCGCAAGCTGGTCAGATCATCTCCTTCGGTACGAGCACCACTCGCCATACCTACACAATCGTGCAGGCCAACGAGAACAGCTCTAACGCATTGGCGACCGACATCTGGCTCGACCGTCCGCTGGGCACCTTGCTCACCGACAACGACTTGGCGTTCCCCGGCCCGAGTGGTGGTTACAACCTCGCGTTCCATCGCAATGCCATCGCCCTTGTCAGCCGCCCCTTGGCGTTCCCGAACAACGCTCTTGGCGTTCGTTCCGGCGTTGCCGCTTACAACGATGTTGCAATGCGAGCTACGATGCAGTACGACATCTCGTACCAAGGCACCCGAGTTACGCTCGACATGCTTTGTGGCGTGAAAGTCCTTGACACCGCGCTTGGTTGCCTGCTCTACAGCTAACCAACCTCGACGGCAAATTGAAGCCCATCCTACCTGGGTGGGCTTTTTTATTTATGTTAAGGAAATAAGATATGAACTGGGATTCCACAATTTGGCTCCAACTTTTTCAAGGGCTCGGGCCGGTTCTTGGACTTCTCCTGTTCTTTATCTGGAGAGACTGGAGACGCGAAGACCAGCTTTCGTGCAAGATAGACAAGATGGAAACTTTTCAACGTGACACCTTGGTGGCACTTGTCGAAAAGTCAAATGCCATCTTGTTGCAAAACACGGAGCAGCTAAAGTTTACGAACACCCTTCTTGACTCCATCATAACTGGACACTTTCGTGAATCGTAATCTACAAAGGATATACAGGAAAGTCCTCTACACGCTGAAACGTCAGTACGGGGACGCTATAACTCTTTGTAGAAACACTTCCGTCTCTGCAAATTACGAGACCGGTGTGAAAAGTTATGTCTGCTCCAGAACAAAGATAAACAGAGCTATCTTACTCCCTACCAACTATTCTAGGGACACTGGTTACGGTATTAGTACCATCTCCGCTAACAAGATGTTTGTGTTTGGCGGTACCTTTGACCTCGGAACCAAAATCATCATTGTCGATACCAGCGACCTACCGGAGTATTACCAATTATCCTTGGATGATTGGATTCTGATAGATAATCTACGGTACGAGATTGTAAAAATTGAACAGCTAGAGTACCAAGCCGGATGGGTTATTGGCACAAAGCAAGTGGTTGGTGTAACGCCTGACCTTGAGATTACACTAGATGCCTCTGATGCGTTATCGCTTGATTCAGATGGCAGCGGAAACAAGGAAGTTCCGATAACACAAATAGACAACCTGGGTCTAACACATAATGGCAGTTCCGTCTGATTTAGTCCGGTGGGTGAATATCTCACTGATAAAATACTTTGCTTCTGTTGCGGATACTAATTCGATAACACTGTATGTCGAAGGTGTTGACGAACGAAGTGAAATGACAATGAATGCTAACCACGCGGAACTTCGTATCCAGGGTCCGTTCATTAGAAACCTAAGCCACAACTTGTGGAAGGTTACGTGCGATGTAAATATCATGCTCACTGTAAGGATGCAGATGGCGAGCCAAAATGCCTACCTGATTAAAGACTGGGGAGGGATTTTTGTAGAAGCAATGGAAAGCGCGATAAGTGTTTACAAGTACGGAGATGGTGATGCTCTTATTGATTGTCTTAGAGTTAAACTAGGACGTTCAGATCACATCGACTTTTTTGATTTTGGAATAGTTAATAATGATACAAGGATTCGTCAAGCTGAAGTTGACGCAACCTTTGAAATGACAACAACGTTAGGAGAATAAAATGGCCGCGATTGAACTTCGTGACACAGTCATCTACTTTCAAGACGGTACTGCTGGTACTGCCGTCCTCGCCACGGCGAGCCCCGATGCGAACGATGTGATCCTTGATGTGAATACAGTGGTTATTACGAATGCCACTGTCAACACCCTGATTCCTGTTGGCGCTCGATTCACTGTGAACACTGCCCTCAATGTGACGACATACACCGTCACTGGAAGAACACCTACTGGCAATGGTCCTACGACGAATCTCACCTTCACCCCGGCTTGGGGCGTCACCGGAACTCCGGCTGTTGCAGACGTTCTCACGTTCCTCCCGCAACAGGTTGAAGTCAAGGTCGGTGAGGGAAACTTGACGTGGACCGAGACGAAAGAGTTCACCTACGTCCGTGACCGTGGTGACCTTGATACAGTTCGACTAGGCGACGAGCAGCCGGTTGATGTCAGCCTCGACTTCATGTTTGAGAATGTCACCACCGGAACAGGAGAAGACGTCACGGTTATTGACGCTCTGAAGCAAGCTGGAAAAGCCACCGAATGGGTTTCGGCCTCCGACGATCAGTGCGAGCCTTATGCTGTTGACTTCCTTGTTTACCAATGCCCTCCGTGTGGAAGCACGGAAGACGCTCTCTACACGTTCTCCGATTTCCGCTGGGAAACTCTGGAGTACAATATCAGAGACGCTACAATCTCCGCGACAGGCAAATGTAACATTAGCTCGGTTGTGGTTGCACGAGGCACCTACGACGCTTGCTGAGGTATGATCTAACCCCTTGCCTAAGCATTCAGCTTGGGCAAGGACTTTTTTCGTGAAAGGGAACAGAGTATGAAAATTAACGGCGTTGAAGTAAGTGGTCCCAATGAAGAGTTTCTGGTTCTCCCGAGATCGGGTGGCAACATTGTGTTCAGAGCGCGAGCAATTCGATCTTTCGAAGAGTTCGACGCCTTGGTGCCGCCTCCGAAAGCTCCTGGTATCCGTACCAAAGCTGGGTTCACCCTCAATGAAAAAGACCCCACCTACCGGGAGCAACGGGAATACTATGATAAGCAACGCTATGCTTACATGGTTCTAAAGTCCCTGGAGCCCAGTGAGATCGAGTGGACTCGTGTAAAGATTGATGTCCCTGGGACATGGGTTGACTGGAAGGATGAATTCCAGGAGGCTGGATTCAATGAATTCGAGATCAATCGAATTCAGCAAGTTGTGTCTCAGGCCAACTCTCTCGATGAAGGCAAGCTTGAAGAGGCCCGCAAGAATTTTTTACTTGGGGAGGAGGAGGGGTAAAAAAACTCCTATTCCCCAAGTACAGAACAGGCCTATATGCAATATGGGCCGCATGTGAGAGACTTGGAGTACGGCCCCCAGGAGTCAAAGACTCCTGGGACAATTGTGACGTGTGGACACAATCTCTCATATTAGCCTTCAACCAAGTAAGAGAACACGATGAAGTTCCGCTGCAAGCTAACAAAGTTTGACTTAGACATGTCTAAGTACTCAGGCGACGTTGCGGAACAAATGCGTAATGAACTTAGGAAGGCTGTTCGAGTTTGGCTCAAAGCCACAGTTCGAACAGTCGTTCCTACTTGGTCTGGAGCGTCCAGGGCTACGTTCGAAATCCTTGCTAAAAAAGCTGGAACGTCCATTTCTTATGGCCCTCAAAAATCTATCAAAGATAGAAAACCTCTTGGACGTAAGGAGAGTTCGGCTACACTACAAACAAATAAGAAGCTGGGCCAGTATTATTTTGAATGGGAAACAACTCTCAAGTATTTCATTCTGAATGAGAATACAAGGCAGACCTACCAAGAAGGTGCTAAAGACACAGGAAGTGGACGCATCATCTACAAAAAAGGTCTGGATCAACCTGGACCTTACAACTTCACTGAAAAAGGTCAAGCGGCACTGGAACAGTTCATTGCCACTGTGAAGCTTCCGAACCCATTCTTTTACTTAAAGGCTAAACCCGTATGAGTGAGCTTAAACAAAAACTCTCATTCGATGCTGCACAGGCTTTAAGTACCCTTGACAAGCTGAAGGCAAG